TAGGGGAATCTGTATGGGTGGTGTCCCCGTGTGGTCGGTTGGTCGGTGGGGCCGGTGTGTGCTGTTTGTGTGAAGGCTCGGTGTGGTTGTGGGTGTTCGGGCGTGTCGTGTGTGGGGTGTGGTATTGTAGTTGTTGTCGGGCAAGGAGCTCGACAGAAAAAGGCAAGAAAATGAACAATACATCCGGACTCAAACTCAAAATCAAAATGCGATATGCGGTGGTACTCGTCGATACGAAACTTGACACCGGTGAGGTAAATCGATCCAATTTACGATATTTTGATGAATATTGCGATGCCGAACTGTGGATCAGAACTCATGGGTGCTTGTTTGCCTGTAGGGAATCGGATCCTAGAAGCAGTCGTTACTTCCGCATAGAAAAAAGATATTATCTGGCATGAAAATAGCCGTTCCGAACGTTATGATTCGGAACGGCTATTTTTTTTTATTTGGCGTCAGCCGTGAATGTTGTATTCGGTGTATTGCCGATTCCGGTTATGGCAAGCTTGGTAGTGGTGCACTTACCGGAATAAGGATATACGCTGATATTGCCGACCGGGGTGGGTGAATAACCGCTATCTCCGGTCGTGAACTCGATTGTCGGAACGGTCATCGTTCGGGATCCATTGAAATATCTACTACCGCGGTTGAAAATATTGTTGTTGATCAGGATCGACGTGCCACTGGAATGAATGTCCGCGACATCGGGTGTGTACCAACCGCCTTCATAGAACAGGTTGTTTGCGATGTTCGTACCGGCGCAGTCACCTTCCATGTGGATGGGCTGCTTTTGGATCTTCCAGAACGTGTTGTTGACGATGGTGTTGTTTTTGACGTTGGCGATGTTGAGTCCGTCGCCGGTGCGTACATTCGCGGGGTCGTTGCCGTCGAAATAATTGGCGACAATGCGGTTCAGTTCGGCTTGCAGTACGATACCGTAATATTTTTCCGGTGCGACGATTTGGTTGCCTTGCACGAGATTGAGCGGTTGCGTGATGTGCAATGCAGGAGTGTATTGCGCAAGATCGTTGCCCCAGATTTCGTTGTTGATGAGGTACGAATCGGTTGCGTTGACGCGCACGCGCACTCGTGAAAAACGGCTGTTTTGTACGGTGAACAGGAAGTTGTTGTAGCCTGCTATCGCTCCGCCGATTTGGAATGTGGCATTGTTTCCATTTTCATCCTTACGCGCTGCGGCTTGGATCCTATCGAACATCCAACTGTGGCATCCGGAGGTATCCACGAACGAAGCGGTGCGCTTTCCTGCGACATCGAATCCGATGTTCTTAACGATCACGTTGGCGACGCCGGACTGTCCGCCCTTGATGAGTGCGTAATTCGCGGGACTGTCATCCGGTTCCTTGAGGATGGTGTTGAATCGGCCTTCACCGATCAGGATGTCATCGTCGTACAGGCAGATCGGCGATTTGATGTTGTATGTGCCTTCCGGTAGGTAGAAGATATGCTTGCCGTGCGCGCGACCGTATGCCATGATCTTATTGATCGGTCCGGAGCTGTCATCGACCTTGAGATACCGAATGCTGAGATTAACGATATCAGATGTCAGCAGCAGGAGTGCATATAGGCCGTTGTTCAACGCTTCGTAAATATCGGTGGCGGATACGGTGTCGACGATCTTATAATACGTGGGTATCTTTGAGGTCGGCTTGATGCAGCATATGGTGTTTACGGACAAGTCGTTGTCCGCGATCATTGCGTTGGAGCTGTCATATGCGATTTGGTAGGCTTGCGCGACATGATCGCCGGTCTTGAGTTGCGCTTGTACGGCATCGGAAAGCCGGACGCCTGAGCCGATGTCGGCATTGCTGCTGTCATAGGCCGTCAGACCGGTTCCCGCATTGAATGCGATGCCTCGGATCGCACCGGTGGTCTTGTTCTTCGTGAGAGCGGGGTATACGGTGTTGCCGGTGTCGTTGTTGGTCTTGGAACTGTTGAGCTTGACCTTGAGCTTGTCGGCGGAGGCGCCGGTGCCTTCGATGGTGTCGTCATGCTCGACGGCGGCAAGCTTCGTCGGCATGGTCTTTTCGAGGGGTGCGATACGGTTCGAGAGCGCGGTGTCCGCGCTTTCGCGGGAGCCGGTCTCGGATTGCAGCTTGATTTCCAACGTTGCGGTGTCCTTGCGGTATTGTTCGACCTGAGCGTTGTAGTTTCCGGTCAATGCCCAGTATGATTCGTTGGAGATTTCGATGCCGACGGGAACGTACTGCCGTGAGGTGTACGAGTTTCCGCCGTGGTAGACGATGGTCAATGGTTCGTAGGTCTTGGTCTTGTCCCATTCGATGGGGTCCGCGAAGAGCGGTACGTATCGTGCGCCGATGTATTCCTTGGTTGCCATGGTGTCTCCTATCCTAGTTTTCGGTGTTTTCTGATTCTGTTTCGGTTTCCGATGGGTCGCCGGTCGGAATGTCCGGTTGTTCGGTGGGATGCGTGTCTTCGTCTTCCGGATGCGCCGAAGGGTAATACAACAGCAGCCTGCCGTATTCGCTGGTGCCGTATACCGCGCCTGTGTCGAAGATTATTTCATTCCATGATTCCGGCCGGTAGGCTACGAAGTATCCGTCCGAGGTGAGCCCGAAGAAGACGACCGATCTGATGCCTTCCGTCAGGATGTCCGCGAAGTGCTCCAGTATCCATCGTTCGAGCATTTCGCGATAGTAGTCATCGAATCCGTGTTCCTTGAATTCCTCGAACTGCCGTTGCAGCGCGTCGATGACCTCGCTGTTCCGGTTGGTCTGGTTGCACAGGTCGAGCATGTAATGTTCGATTCTGTCCCATTCCATGCATAGCCATTTCATCCGCTGTTCGGCGGAATACACGTCCCAGTAGAGTTTGGGAATCACCGGCGTGTATTGGGTGATGAAGGGGAACAACGTTCCGAAGTCCGGTGGTCTGTCCTTGTCCATGATGTCCTTCCTAGATGTTCATGTTGATCGTAATGAGGCATGTGAACATCGATTCCAGCTCGTCGATGATTTGCAGGTCGATGTCATCGTATGCCTTCAACCGTTCCATTCTATCAAGGTAATCGCCTTCGTGAACGGTTTCGTATTCGTTGTCGCTTGCGTCCGAGGCGTAATCCTGATTCGGTTTGAGTTGAGTGGCGGGGAAGTTCGAGCCGATGGTGCGGCTTTTGCCGTAATCGTCGCCGACGCGCATGATCGAAACCCCGTCGGACACCGCTTGGTATGCCAGCTTGTATTTCGGCATTATCTCGTTCATTTTCCGTAGGAATTCCCGTTTCCACGAGCCGGGTGGGAGTACGCCTATTTCCCTGTCCCAGTAGTGGGCTTCGATTTTCGCGTTCAGACGGTCGTATTGCGTGTCGTCGTATGCGTCCCAATGCCAGCTTTCATCCGTCCAGTCGATGAATCCGCCTTCCACGAGTTCGCCGAGGCTGACCGATACGACGGCATGGAATTCCGGCATCGGGGTGGATAGTTCGTATGGTTCAATCCTGTTCATCGGTGTCCGCCTGTTCCGTGATGTTCGTTAGGTAATTGTAATTGTCGCTTCGGTTGTCCTGATTCCAGACCACATCCACTCCGTCCGGAAAATCGTCCGGGAAACGGCTGGCGAGCTGGTCGGCGGCCTGTCGTCGCGCGTCCAATGGGTTCAATGCCATCAATGAGGATGGGGCCGACTGGGATCTGACTTCGTCCTCGATCTGGCGTTCCGCCTTGAACGGGAGGTTCGGGATGCCGAGTCCCGCGTATATTTCGTTCCACTGGTTCTGCATGACCGCCTGCAGTTCCTCGCCGAGGAACTCCACTTTGGTCTGCAATACGTCCACGCTGATGGCTTCGACCCCGTTGGTGGTGAGTATCGCGGGTTCCCCGCCGGCGAGTTGCTTGTAGAGGTTGGTCATATCCAAGCGCTTTTCCTGCGGCCCCTTCAGGATGTAGGGGATTTTCTGGTGCATGCGGTTGAGGTGCATGGTCTGCCGGATGTCGGTGAGTTCGCGCGCCCATATGTCGATCCAATTGGTGATCGACGTACGGTACAGGTTGTCCCATACGACGACCCCGTTGCGGGGGCTGACGTCGAAACGCCATCCGTTGTTGCCGATGCTCTGCCATTTGGTCGGGTTGTCGTATACGTTCGGCGGGGAGCAGTATCCCATTTGCGTACCGTAGAAGGTGTGCGGCTGCTTGCGTGGGTGCGCGATGGTGGCCGCGCCCTGCGTCAGAAGCGTCCATTCCAGATAACGGGCGTCGACGGTGGCGGGAAGCCCGATCCATTTGAACCGGCTCAGGGCCAGTTCGTAGATCTGCTGGCGGTACATGAGATAGACCGCGGAATCGTATGCGGCGCTGGCCCAATAGTTCGGTTCGCCCCACATGTTGCGCTTGCGTCTGCGATTGCTCATTGTTCACTCTCCCCTTCCGATGAGTCTTTCCATGTCTTCGTCGGTTTCGATGACCGGTGCGGATACCGAGTCCTCGAGCATGATGCGTCGGAGTTCCACGTAGGTTTCGGACGCGGCTTCGACGTCACGGCCCGCCCGTTCCGCGCATTCGCGTGCCGACCGCACCTGTTCCTGCAGTTTCGCCGCGCCGATCTGCCGCTCCCATTCGGATATTCCGCGCCGTACCTTCAGGTCGATGAGCTGGTCGATCTGTTCGTCGTTGTATTTTCCGTATTTTCCGTGTGCGGCGTCGTAGGCGGCTTTCATCTCCGCGTATTCCGCTTCGTCCATTGTCATGGTCATGTGTTCAGTCCTTCCAGTTGTCGTAGATTCCGGTTCTGCCGATGTAGGCGGGATCGCGCCATACCGTCACTCCGGTCTGGAACAGTTTGCGGATATGACGTTTGCCGCTATCCAGTATATCGGTGTCGCTGTCGAGCCACAATTCGGAGCATTGCCAGTAAGTGTAATGCTTCATGACGTTCAGGCTTTCGGGAGTCCATGCGCCTTCGTAGGCGTATCCGTAGCGGAGCATCTGGTCCCCCGCCTGACGTATGGCCGATTCGGATTGCGTCTTGACGCGGATCTGGCATCCTCGGTATGCGAATAGGTCGGGCGTCGCGTCTCCCGACGCGGTGCCGTAGGCGCGCGGTGCGTCGGTCAGATGGCTTCGGTAGTCGAGTTCCGCCGACTGTTGCGCCTGTTCGAGCGCGGTCTGCAACGCGAACGTGGCCGCGTCGCGGCTTTCCTCGAGATTTTGCAGCGACGTCGCGTTCGAGCGTCCGTTGTTCGCCGTCGTCGCGTCGTATGAGCGGTTCGCGTTCGCGTCGCCGGTGGCCTTCGTCCGTCCGGCGTTGCCTTTCATGGTGGCGACGTTGTTGTTCGTGTTCGTGTCGGAGAGATCGTTGTCGTTCTTGGTGATGTCCTTGTCGTAGGAGTTGGCGTTCTTGATGAGCGCGTCGTACGTGTCGTTCTGGATCCTCGTGGTGTTGTTGCCGAAGTTGGTGGAATTTGCCTGCTTGGTGGAGTTCAGGGTCTTGGTGGCTTCGAGGATGAGGGCGTCCTTGGCGATGGAGACCGCGCCGCCCACGATGGCGCTTATGCCACCGCCGATGTCCCCGGAGAGGAATTCCGAAGCCGCGGAGGCCGCGGTGCCGATGGCCCCGGTGGAGGCTTCGACGTTGAATTGCGTGTTCATGAAGGATATGTCGGCCGACAGGTTGGAAGTGCTCAGGCCGGTGGTTTCGCTGTTGAGGTCGACCGCGGACCCCTTCTTGTTGCTCCAGTCGGCGGTGCGGTTCGCCACCCGCTTGTTGAGGTTGTTGTTCGCGGTGGCGATGGTGTTGGTCATGTTGGTGCGGGCGAGGTCCGCGTTCGCGATCGCGTTCGACTGCGCGGCGGCGTTCGACGACAGGGCGTTCTGCCGTCCGGCGTATGCCGATGCGTTGCCGTTCGTCAGTGCGGTGTCGGCGGAGTCCTTGCCGTTGGCATAGCCGGTGTTGTTGGAGCGCATGCCCGTATGGTATGCGTTGAGCGCCGTCATGCGCGCCTTTTCCACTGCGGTCCGCTGGCTGCGCATCGCATATTCGGTGTATCCGTCCATGAAGAGGCCGTAGGTCGGGATGTCGAAGGACGCCATGTAGTCGGCGAAGTTCGTGTCCCATGAGGTGGCGGTGCCGGCGGTGCCGTCGAGTCTGCGGAAGGAGTATGTCTTGCTTCCCGTGCCGTTGACGCCGACGAGGAACATCTGCGCCTTGAGGTAGGGGTAGGCGAGGCTGACCCTGCGGTGCAGGTCGAGTTCGCCGGTGTTCTCTATGCGTATCTCCACGCTCCTGCCGTCGTTGTCGGAGAGTTCGAGACTCGCGTACGGGTAGGTGTACAGCTTGGCGATGTCGGCGTATTCCGCGGCGTAGCCGAACATTTCGGGGGTGAGGTCGATGCGGATGTCCGGCAGTTCGCCGGCCTTGGACACGTCGTATACCGTGACGCCGCCGATGCGGTGCGTTCCGCTCGCGGTGACGTCGATGACTTCGGCGGGGAGTATCCACATGGCCTGTATGGTCTGCATTACCTGCGGCAGGGCGGTGGCCAGCTGGTCGAAGAACCTTCGGGCGTCGCCGGCGGCCAGCGCGTACATGCTCCCCGCGGTGGGCGTCAGCTGCCCGCCGGTGTACGGGGCGACCGGGGTGGCGGCCTGCGAGTAGTCCCTGCCTCCCATCCGCCATTCGTATCCGGTGACGTCGTACTGGTGCCCCCACCTGTCGGTGGTGTCCCCGTAGGAAGGCGGCGTGCTCGCGTCCGGCCAGTCCGTCGCCGGCTTGAGGCCGTCAAGCTCTGCGGGTGGGATGGGGCTTGCGAACATGACGTATTTCTCGCCTGCCGCGAACGGAACGAACATGTGGTCGCGCGTGATGTCGGCGGCATCCCCGTAATTCACGTCCGACGTCAGCAGCATGCCGGAATTGTTCACCGGATCGGCGAGGTAGTCCGCGACGGAAACGGAGGCCATCGGGGCGTGGCCGCGCGACAGCTGCATGTAGGTGGCGTGCACGTAAGGGCCGAAGGTCGTCCAATCGTCGAGGACGACATGGCATTCGCTCGTGCTTGCCGCCAACTGTCGGATGTCATCGACGAAGTACCCCCATGAGCGGATCTCCGTGCCCGGGTCCGCGCCGTCCAGCGGCCGTGCGGCGTCGGTGGGCGTCGGATATTGCACGAAGATGTAATTGTAGCGGCCCAACGTCGCGAAGGGGATCGGCAGTTTGATGGAGCCGTCCGGCAGTATCTGGAATTCGGACGACAATGTGACGCGCTCCGCGTCCCCGAGATCGTGGAACCATGCGTCGCGCCGTTCGGCGTTCTCCCAGCCGACGATGTTGCGGGCGTCGTCCCATGGGACGTTGCAGACGGTGAGCTTCGTGCCCGCCGTCCACCGGGAATAGTCGAAGTCGTTGCGATATTGCGCATACGGGGCCACGTTCCGCACGTCAGGGAAGGCGGTCGCCTGCGGCAGATGCGGATACTTATGCATGATGTGTAATCCTTTCCGGTATAAAAAGAACCCCTGCAACGCGGCAAGAAATCGTTGCAGGGGTTCGCCCTGAGTTGAGAGAACCTGATTAAAACCCTCATCTCGCATGATAGCACGACTATCGGATTCGCACAACCTCACCCGGGTAGATAAGGTTCGGATCCCCGGAACGGTAGCCGCCGATGTCGGATACGGCGACGCCGTACCGTGCGGCGATGCCGCTCAAGGTGTCCCCCGCCCGGACGGTGTACGAGCGTACGGGCGTCGACGTCGCGCCGACGGACCTATGGCAGATGGTCTGCCCCGGATAGATCAGGGACGGGTTGCCGGACGGCACCGTCACGTTCCACCAATCGCTCCAATATCCCGACACGGTGTCGCCGGGCCTGACCACAACGCATGACGCGTCGCATCGCGGGGATTCATCCCGTCCCGTCGCAGGGGCGGGCGCGGCGGCGGTCCCGGCTTCCGCGGCCGCCTTGTACCGTGCGGCCTTCGCGGGATTCGCGTACGCGTCCCATTGCCAACGTTCGCCCATGAACAGGTTCAGGTCGAGGAACCCGGCATAGCCGTTCAGCCATCCGTGCGATGAATACTGGATCATGGCCTCCCCGGACGCTCCCGCATTCCACGGGGACGGCTGGTATCCGGTGACGGCGTCGTTCGCGTACTGGGCGACCCAGAGCGCGCAGTTCGCACGCACGTCGGACGGAATGACGGAGACATAGGCGCGGCTGACGTACACCATCGGCCACACGTTCGTACGCGCGTGCACCCGATTCACCCACGTACGGATCCAGCCGGAATCGCCCCATGCGCCATTCTGGTAGGGTTCCCAATCCAATACGAGCACCGCCTTGCCGACGTAATCCGCGACGAGGTCCACAAACACGTCGGCTTCCGCGGCGGCGTCCATGCCGGACGCGTAATCGTACAGGCCCAATCCCTCGCCCCTGTCCACGATGCACTTGGCCTGCGTCCTCCAGTAAGGATTCCGATACGAACCCTGATTGACCTTGACGATGCCGAAATCCGCCGACACGTCGCACGGTGCGGTGGCCGACTGCCACGAACTGTAATCCACGCCGTTCATCGCGGCATCGGCGCACGGCACCACCATGACGCATGCCAACGCCGCGCATACGGCCTTGACGCAGTTACTGACGATCCGCTTCATCCGACCTCTTCTTCAGCAATCGCAGAATCTCCTCCGTCAACAGATTGAGCTTGTCGATCATTGATTGGAAATACCTGAACTGCGTCGCATAGAACCATGCCATCGCCACGCATGCGACAATGGGAAATCCTACGCTTCCGATGACAGATACGACTTCGTTCGCATCCATAACGCTCCTTTCATAACATGAAAAAAGCCCCACCGAATTATTTCGACAGGGCTGTTTTCAGCATACCATACGGCCGCTATGCGACGGTGACTGTCACGGTCGCGGTGTACGGATTGGTCGCACCGGACGGGTTGCGATAGGTGGAAGTCGCGGTGACGGTCAGCGTGTCGCCCTTCTCCACACCGGACTTCTGCACGTGAAGCACCCCGTAATTATCCACGCGCGTACGGGAGTTGAGCTCCACCGCGACCGTTGTCTCATCAATGACGCGGGACGCCTTGACGGTGTAGGTTGCGGCGTCCGGAGCCACGACGATGGCGCCGTCAGGCGTTTCGGGCGTGATGGTGCCTTCGAGCTTGGAGGTGAGACGCACGCTGCCGCCCGCCTTCACGGTGGGGCTCTCGGCGGTCACCTTGAGTCCGGTGACATTCTGCGTGATGGTCGGCACCGTAGTGCCTTCCCCGGTGGTGAAGAGGATCGCCGGAACGAACGGGGAGACGCTGTACACGCCCCAATGATTCAGATAATAGGTGGTGGCCAACGTCTCCGGATTCCAGAACGAGGTCGTGTTGTAGAGGGTGTCGGAGCAGACGAAGAAGTCTTCGGTGGTCAGCAACGCGACGGCCCCGTCGATGGGGAATTCATCGATGAGCACCGTACGATAGGACACCTTCGCAAGGTCCACGTTGAACAGCGCGGCAAGCGTATTCACGTTCAACGAAGCCTGCGTATCCGGGGTGACGAGCAACACGAGCTCCGAAGGCTTCGCGAAGACCGGAATGTCGGTGCCGGAATACAATGCGCTCGGGAACTGGAGACGGCCGCCGTAGGTCTGGAGCGCGGTGAGCAATTCCTTGCCGGTGGCGTCGTCGGACGGCGCAGCGGAAAGATGATGCCTGTAGAAGCCCCACTTCTCATCGTACAATCCGATGAGCTCCTTCATGATGACGAACTCGTCGTATTCATCCGAATTGATCGGAGCCTGCATGATCTGGGCGACCAGATTGTTCAGACCATACTCTTCCGTGAAGGCGGTGCGCAGCTCATCGGCGTTGACGGAAATGGGGTACTGATCGCGCCTGTTCTGCGTATGATACCAGGCCCTCGCCTCCGGACGATGGAGCTTGAGCAAGGTCTCGCTTTCGTCATTGTACGAGTGGGCCTTGATCCACTTCGGCGCGATCTCCTGAATGGTACTGCCGAAGTTGAGCTTCTGGCCCTTGAACACCGCAAGTTGATTCTTATACGCCTGTCCGCGAACATACGTGAAACCGATGCGATTCACCAGAATGTCCATGAACTGATTGAAATACTGCACGTTCATCGGCTGGTACAGGGCATCCATGGTCACCGAGAGGCCCGCCTGCGACGGATTCGGGATCCGCTGCTGAAAATCGTTGGTGGCGGCGAGCCACGACTTCATCGCAATGGTGTTGTTGTTCTTCATCTAAGTTTCTTCCTTTCAGCGTCGTACTTAGTCTTCGTCCGTGTCGAGGCTGAAATCCATATCCTCGATCGCGGTTTCCAGATCTTCCTCGTCCACGGTTCTGTCGTCATTCCCGACGTTTTCGTCATCGTCGGACTCACGTACGACGGCTCCCGCGTCGACGAAGGCGTCCATACGATCGGATAGGGCATCGACCTTTTCAGCGATGGCCGCGATCGCGTCGAGAATGGTGTCAAGCAGCGTATCCGGCTCCTTGGAGTCCTCTTCCGGGCTATCGTCGACCACTTCGGATTCATCGGAACCGCCGCCGTCGTCCGGCGGATTATCGATGCTCATGATTCTACGGTACTTAATGGAGAATGCATTCATCTGCAGACCTTTCGAAAATAAATAATGAGATCCGGCAAACCGTTTTTCGTTTACCGGATCCCATTCTAACATGCGGCGCAAGCATTCCGACAGCCTGACAAAATCGATAGACCCGCTCGACGTGCCGCCGGACGTGTTCCCACGTGGCTACCCGGCCCGGCACTACTTGTGAAGGCATGCTATGCCATACGCTCGAAACCGAGCATACCACGATCACCGGATCCCGAAAAGGCTCAAGGCTTCATAAAACCTTTCACGCCTGCCGATGGTGTCGAAGCGGAGCTGATTGTACATGGCCAGATCGACCAACTGCCGCAGCACCCTGTTGCTCCGCCTGACCATCATGAGATTGATCCGATTGTCGGCCCGTGAAAGCGCGAAGACAGGCGCATGCGTGTTGTTCGGAATCTTGCCGGTGATCCAGAAATTCCCGGAAAGCGGATCATACCAAACGCCGAAACGCTCCGAACGCCAAATGAAACCGAAATGGAAATCGCAGCATTGCGGTTTCGGTTCCACGAAATCGTCATGCCCGTTCCCGAAATCATTGTACGACGCCACACGTTCCCCGGCGGTGCCCCGGAGCATCCGCCCCGCCACGGTATCCTCACGTTTCGCTTCGGCATAATCCGCGTCACGCAGATAATGAAGCAGGAAGGTCTTCCCGTCATGCCACGAATACCCTTCCGGAGGCACGACATCGATGCCGTACCGGACGAAATAAGGATTCACAAGATCACAGGCATTCGAAAGCAGATAGACATGGGGCCTGCGTTTCGTTTCGCCATCGTCGGCACGTTCACGCGTACATGAATCGACGATGTTCGCAAGCAACTCGAACTCATGCGAAAGATAACCATGATACCGGTCGCTCATATCCACCGTCGCCTCGTCAAGCAACAACCTCCGCACATTGGCGAAGGTACGTTTCTTGGATTTCTGCATCTCCGTCAACGCGACGAAATACCCGATGACCTGCCAATCCGGCTTGGCGGTCGGATCCTCCGGCTTTTCGGCGATGTACGCGGTCTTCCCGTCCGTCCTGAACACATGATCGGAAAACAGGCCGAGTTCGACCATACGGTCGAAATAGTTGCGCGCAACATCCGGTATTTCGGATTTATAGCGGGTGATCTCCACGAACCGGCTGCCATCCTTCAACCAATCACGCACGAACTGCAATCTCAGACCGAAGGTCTTTCCGACGCCACGGGCTCCGACGACCATGGTCACGTCGGCGTCATAGCTCAAAGTCTTATCCCAATCATAATATCTGCCGCTCATGCTTCAATCCTTTCAATATCACGGTCTCCATCAGGATGCCGGCGGTGACGCTCGGCACCTGCCCGGAGGTCACGTTGACCTCACGGTTCCGATGCTCGACGTTCCTTCCCAACCTACGAAGATACGCCACGTTCTCCCTGTTGCTCTGCTTGCCGGTATCCCCCAGCATGCGATCGGTCGGATACAAGGCGACCGCCGCATACGTGTCCACATACGCCGTACGACCCAGATAGTCGGTGACGCTTCCCGTGAAACGTTCGCCCACCTGCGGACGCACAGTCTGAAGCGCGAAGGAAACCGAAGCCGCCACATTGACATTGTAACCCAGCGTTTCCGTCATGACCTGTTCGGGAGTATAGCCGCCACGTTCCAGATCACGCATGACATGCTCGATATGATACGCGCCGATCGGACGACTCAGACCGGCCATCGTGACATGGTATTCCCCGTCACGATAACTCACACGGGCCTTGTTCCAATACTCCATATGATGCGAATACCGCGCCCCCGCGTTCTCCACCTCGAAACCGCCGACATGCTCCAAGCCGGACGCCCACTGCGGATAATCGGTGCGAATCCGGCGGCATGCCATCGAAATGGCTTCGGTGGCGGCACGCAACAACGGGTCGAGCGCATGCTCGACCTGCCCATCGTCGATGTCCTCCGGCACATGGCATTTGATGCTGTCGGTATCGCCGCCGGTCGCATACACCCTGCCGCCGAAACGCTCATAAAGCAATTCCATGGCAAGCACGAGATGCATGCGGGAACCGCCTACGATCCGCATGCCATACGTATAAAGGACCTTGCAGCGACTAGGCTTGCGACGGCCATAGTTTTCGGGAGTGACAACGGTCGCATGGTCGACGCCGATATCGCCATCGTCCTCGACCTCGTATTCCGGTTTGAAAACGTCCTGCGCCATCGTGCCGTAAACGCCGTTGAACATGCCCTTGACCGTACCGTTGTAATAATTGTTAAGGAAAACGGGATCAAGGGTGCCATTCCTCATCTCATCCGCAAGCCCCTGCGGAATGCTCTCCGGAATGGTACCCTCGAAACGTTCGCCCCGATACTCCTTGACCATGCGCTTGCAATCCTGCTTGCGCTTGTAAAGTAGATTGCTCTGCAAGGTGACATAATCAGGAGGACGCTTGAACTTCACGGTCGCCTCACCGAACAACGGTTCGATGGCATCCCACTCATACACCCGCGAAATGGTCCATAATTCCAACTCGTTCAGATGCAGTTCCGCATGATCCGCGGAATACAGCTTACCGAATGCGAAAACGGGATTGTCGGCCTTGTCCCTGAACCCCATGTCACGGACACCCTGCTCCGCGGCGACGCTCGACGGATCGTCCGACCAATAATCTACGCCGGTGACCCTATCGTCGAACTTGCCCTTCGGAATGAGCGCAACCCCCCATTCCTCAAAACACGAACCCTTGCGCAGCCTGAGATTCGTGAACCGGAACTTCGCATGAAACGCGCAACCGAACGGCTGCCAATACCGCGAAAGCACGTCATCCCGGGAGGTATCGAGCACCGCTCGCATATACAACTTCAGGATCCTTGGGCTTACGACCCCGAACCGCACCGGAACGTACCTGCCGTTGATGAACGTGTGATGCATGCTCGTCACATCGGTGCTTACGACGCTGTCGACGTCCAGACAAGCGTAATTGGCGGCCGTGAAGGTGAAACCCCCTCGGAAACACGCCTTGCGCAGAGCGTACACATCATAGTCCGACGGCAGCTCCTCGGTGCACAGATGGACGAAATCGTCAAGCATGGTCACATTGCCCTTCTTGCCGCGACGCTTACGCAACGGCACGACACCGAAGGTGCTCGCGGCCATCTGCCTCACAAGACTGGTCTTGGTAAGCACGCGCACCCCAAGCATGTCGGCGCTGATCCAATCGGCGTTAGACTGCAAAAGATAACGCAGATAGGCGGGAATGACCTGCACGTCACGTTTCGCGTAAAAGAGCTCCAAATCGGTGAGCGGCGTTTCCGGTGTACGGACAAGCGAATAATCCCAGTCACCGGTAGCCTTGGCCACGCCCGCGGTCTCCCCCATGGCCTTCAAACCGTTCTGCTCAAGAAAAAACGTATCCCAAAACCGCAGTATGGGCGCATCCTTGTTCGTATCCGCACCCGGTTCGAACACATCAAGATAATAAACGTTCGTCGAGGATTGCGCAGCCACCTTGAGCAGATAGGATTCCGCGAGAAGCGGCAACACCGAAATAAGATCGAACATCAGGTTATAGGCACAGATGATCGGCGTGTAACGCTCCTCACGACCCCGCGCGATGATGCCCTCAACACGACGCATGAACGCTTCGACGGTCCTGTCGAAATATACGTTTTCACGCGGATCGTCCGGCACATACTCCTCCAACGGCACATCCGCAAAATCATTGAGAATGAAAAGTATCGGATATGCACGGGCCTCCGACCCGGTCCCCATGTTGCAGGTCTCCGTATCGTAAGCCGCCACGACCCTGAAAACGGGACGACGAGATTTCTTGAAAATTCTTGCCATGAAATCATCCAAAAAAAAAAAACAAATCAGGCTAAAAACCTAGGCTGCTGATGCACCATCGACAAATACGGGCGGATCGCCTCATACTTCTGGTCTCCGCCATCGGATTCCTCCTTCAAGGCGCGGTTCATCTCCTGCAACATCTCCTTGTTCTCACGCATGGTCTGCAAAAACGCCTGCTGCAAATCACCTGTGTCATGCGCCTTCATAATCTCCTTGTAAATGTCCTGCGGCCTATGCAAATCATACTGCACCCTACGAATGTCGGTATGCGCATGCATGAAAACCAAAGCCATGGCCCTAGCCATGTTCGGATCCTTCGCAAGACTGGAAGCAGCCCCCTCACCGGTAATCGTATCGAAATTCAAAGCGTTGGCCAACTGAATGGCAAAAGCGCGGTTACGCGCCGCCTGCTGCACACTCTTCGCGCCAAGCCGCTTGCCACGCCCCGCCCGCTGCGGCACCTGCCGCGCAAGCTTTACGATCTCCTGCTCCCGATCCGCACGAGACACCCCATTCCGCGCGTAAGTACGCTCGATCTGCTCACGCAAACGCGCAGCACGACGCTGTGCCACCTCCCTGCGGCGTCCGCTGAGCGTCGCGGCTTCCTTCTCCAACCGTGCCGCCTCACGTCGCGCGCGACGACGCGCATTGTAAACTTCATCGGCGGCTGTCTTCTTACGTGCCATGCTAACGCTCCTTGACGAAAATAAAACAACAAAAATATATACCGTGCCGGTGGAATTCCCCCGACACGGTATCTATTAGTGAAAATTCTCCGATGGATTACTCTTCAGTGAATTCCACGCTCATATAGGTACGGCCCTTCTTGCTAATCACCATCCGAAGCACAATCGGCTGATCCTTAAGCTCTTCGCGCATGCCATCCCTGTCCACCTGCGTCAGAATGTCATTGAGCACCGCCCCACCGAAGTAGAAATCCCTCGGATGTTCCCTGAACGCAATAACCGGATAGGTAGAACCCTCCTGATTGATGAACCCGAAATCCTCGACATGCAGGATCTCACCGACCAACGAAGCGATGCTGCCCTTGGTACGGCCTTCCATGAACGGGATGCCCTTGTTTGCGAACTTGCTGAAATAATTGTTAATCATGATATTCTCCTTGATCGATTAGTTCCGAATATGTGATGAATGTTTGTGCAGGCATGCGGTAGACATGCACTTGAACGTTGGTTTGTTCGACCTGATATTCTTTGATACCCATAATGTCATCAAGCTGTTTTTGCACCTGTGCTGGACTTAGGCTTCCTACGAAGGTGCCGTATATTCGCTTGCCATCCCGGAACGAGATTGCCGTCCAATCAGTGGTTGGTATCTGCTTTCTGACCCATGTTGACCCTAACAATTCATCGGTTCCTCCCTACTAGGCTGATTCTTGCCTTTATCTGTCGAGCTCCTTGCCCGACAACAACTACAATACCACACCCCACACACGACACGCCCGAACACCCACAACCACACCGAGCCTTCACACAAACAGCACACACCGGCCCCACCGACCAACCGACCACACGGGGACACCACCCATACAGATTCCCCTA